CTGGAAGGAAGTCGAGACGGCCTACCGCGGAAGTCGGGTGCCCCTGGGCGGCCGGCTCTTGCAGAATCCACTGAAGGTCGACCTGGGCGGCGGCTGGCAGGCGTTGGCGTACAGCACCACGAAGGTCGAACGCTTCAGCGGTCACCACAAGGCCGACCTCCTGGCCGTCGTCGATGAGGCGTCCGGCGTCGATGATGAGATCTTCGAGGCGATCCGGGCCCTGAATCCCAGCCGCGAGCTCCTGACCGGCAACCCGCTCCGGCCCACGGGCGCCTTCTACGAACGGTGCCGCGCGGCGGAAGGCGATAAGAACCCGCTCGCCCGGCTGATCCAGATCAGTGCCCTGGAGAGTCCCCATATCGAGCTCGACCGCTCGCCCTGGGGGCTGGCCGATCGGTCCTGGCTCGAAAAAGCACGCAACGATTACGGCGAGGGCTCGGCGTGGTGGCTGTCGCACGTCCTGGGCCTCTTCCCCGATTCGGCCGTCGACAGCGTGATCCCCTGGTCGTGGCTCGAGCGTGCCGCCGAGGCCCGGCATGTCCGCGCCGGGCCGGTGCGGCTGGCGATCGACCTGGCCACCGGCGGTGGCGGCGACCGCACCGTGCTCCTGGCCGGCGACGACGCGGGGATCGTGGCGTGCAAGCACTCGGCCCAGTGGAATTTCGAGGCGACCGCGACCCAGGCCTCGCTGATCGTCCAGCGGTTCGGGATCGAGCCTTTTCATGTGAGTTATGACGTGGAGGGCGTCGGTGCTGACTTCGCCAATCGGCTGGCTGCTGTTCGGATCGTGGGGGCTCGGCCTTATCGGGGCGGCGCTACTGCTCCTGGCCGCAATGACCGCAAGTTTGGTAACCGCCGCAGCTACGGCGCCTGGAAGGCCCGCCAGCGGCTCGACCCGGCCCGGCACGTCCAGACTGCGGCGGGCGACAGCGTGCCCCAGCCGGCCTATGCGATCCCGCGGGAACTCTTGCGGCTGATGCGGGAGGAATTGCAGGGCCTGCGGTACAGCCAGGACCCGCGGGGCCGGATCTGCCTGGAGCCGAAAGAGGATTTCAGCCGCCGGCTGCGGCACTCGCCGGACTTCGCCGATGCCCTGGGTCAACTGCACTGGCTCAGCTCGATCACGCCGGACCCCGACTCGCAATGAGGACAATACGAATTCTCAATCTCGGCGCCGGCGTTCAATCGACGACGCTCTATGTAACCTTCCGCGAGGTCTAAAGACCTGCGGCTTTCCGGCTCAGCGTCATGGCGCGAGCCCACTGATGATGTCCATCTTACGACAAGAATTGCGTGATGGAAATCACTGAACAAGATGAATTCAGGATCGTTCAATTCGATACCGAATTGAATCTGACATCGCAACAAATCAAGCAAATCAGTATCGATATGAATGTGCTTTCTATACCAGTCAGACTTGCGATTCTCGATCAACTTCTTGTGCATGGCCCGATGATGATATCCGAGATCGATCAGGCAATCAGATCGTTACCGCCTGGATTGCAACAAGACGCAATTGTGCTTCACATGGTGAATATGATTGAGACGGTTTTCCGCGGTAATCAAACCGTCCATCGGCTTACTCAAAAAGGCTATGGTGCAATGGTCTTTGCTCGGAGCTTGATCGAATAGAAAGTAACACAATGAGAAATTTACGTATTCTTAATCTCGGCGCCGGCCTTCAATCGACCACGCTCTACTTGATGAGCCTGAAACAAACCATTCCCGAATCGGTCCCGCTCTATGACTATGCGATCTTCGCCGATACTCAAGAAGAACCGACCGCTGTTTATCATCACCTGCAATGGCTTCAGTCCCTGGGTGGTCCGCCGATCTTGATTGGAACGGCTGGAAAGCTGGGCGATAATCTGCTCCGCGAAGAAAACCCAACCGGCGGGCGCTTCGCAAGTATCCCGGCTTATACCGCAAAGGTCGAAGGCGGCGATGAGGGCCGAACCAAACGTCAATGCACCAAGGAATATAAGATTGAAATCATCGAGCAGATAATCCGATACCAGATCGTCGGCCTTGAGCGAAGGCACCGATTTCCGATAGATGAAATTCACATTGAACAGCATTTTGGCTTATCATTCGATGAGCACCGGAGACGTGCGCGGGTTCTCATGCGCTTCCATGGCCACCGTTGGGCATCGGCTCATTTCCCGCTGTTCGACCTGTTCATGACCCGTGGCGAGTGCCGGGCCTGGCTGGAACAACAGGAGATCCCGCATCCGGTACCGCGGTCAGCATGCACGTTCTGTCCGTTTCATTCCAATGCCGAATGGCGCGATCTGAGGGATCACGATCCTGAAAGTTGGAAGCGTGCAATCGAAGTGGATGAAGGCTTGAGGCGTGAAGGTGCGGTCGTCAATCGTGGGTTGAGTCAGAAGCTCTATGTCCATCGTTCTTGCATTCCGCTTTCCCGTGCCAACATTGATACACCGGAGCCACAGCATAACCAACAACGTTTCGCATTCGGCCTCTTTGGTGTGGTCGAAGAAGAATGCGAAGGAATGTGCGGAATTTAGAGAACAAGAAAGTGCGACCGGGCGAATGAACGCATGGTTTGATCTCCATCCGATGCTGGTTTCGCTCGATCTGGCGATCCTTCCTCTGATCATCTTCGTCGAACCCGAGCGCGATCCGCTCTACTGTTATTGGATCTTCATCTGAACTATGGCTGTCTACACGCCGACCTACCGCGCCAGTACGATCGCCGACATCAAGGATGAGGTCCGCGGCGGCCTCCAGTGCGAGCGTACGCGCTTAGACGACGCGATGTTCAACCTGGAGTTCTACGAGGGGGATTTCAGCCGCTTTCCTCCCCGGTCGCCCGGCCAGGCGTACGACTCCCGCCGCTACTTCCGCAATATCCCGATCATGCAGCGGATCGTCAATTGCCTGACCGATCATCTGTATGCGTCGGGCCCCGTGCGCGTGATCTCGGACGCCCCCGAGGCGACCGAGTGGTTGCAGAACGTCTACCAGCGCAACAACGTCGATTCGCTGTTCCAGTCGGCCGAGCAGATGTCCGGCGTCACGAGTCTCGCCGCCTTCCAGGTCGAGGCCAGCCCGGATCCGTGCTGTCCGGTCGGCATCTGCCTCTGGGATGGCAGTCAGCTCTGCGTCTGGACCCACCCTGACCGGCCGCTCGAACCGCTGGCCGTGGCCACGATCGACCTGTACGACTACCAGCGGCGGTTGCGGCTCTGGACGGCCGACGAGATGACGACGTACGTCACTGAGAAGTGGAACCCGGGGATCGGCAACGCATCGACGGCCTACTACCAGCAAGGCCCCCCAGTCCCGAATCCCTACGGTTGCATCCCATTCTCTTTCGTGCACTGGAAGAAGCCGGTCCGGGACTTCTGGACCAGCTCGCCCGGCACGCGGCTGCGGGCCCTGAACGACGGCCTCAACTTCTTCCTGACCGAACACTTCGATTGCGTCCGCTACAACACGCGGCCGGTGATCGTGCTCAAAAATGTGAGAGCCGGGTGGAGACCGCCGAAGCCGATCAAGCCCGGCGACGTGTGGGACCTGCCGGCCGACGAGGATTCCGAAGGTGACGCCAAGCAGACGGCCGACTATCTCCAGGCCGATCCCGGCTTCATCATGGCCGGCTGGGAGGACGCCAATCACTTCATCGATCTGGCGCTGGAGTGTGACGGGGTGCCGCCGGCGTCGTTCCGGCTGGTCCAGGACGCGGCCTCGTCCGGCGTGCAGGTCGTCGTGGAACAGATCCCGCTGATCGCCTGGGCGACCAAGCGCCAGCGGCAGTTCGCGTGCTACGAGACCGACCTGGCGAAGCTCGTCTTCCGGATCGGGGCGAGCCATCTCACGAGCCAGGACTTCCGGGCGTACCAGCTCACCGGCCGGGTGCTCGAACAGGCCGCCGCCGATCCGCTCCTGACCCTGCGCTGGCCGTCGATGTGGCCGGACATCCCGGGCGACGACCGGGATCGCTCCGACCAGTGGTCGCTCGACAACGGCCTCACGTCGCGCACCATGCTCCTGATGCGGCGCGAGCATCTGACCCGGGAAGAAGCCGAAGCGAAGCTCGAAGAGATCGCGGAGGACCTGGAGCGAGAACGGGCCCTGTTCGCCGAAGAACCGCCCCAGACCGAAGAAACCGAAGAGACGGCCGAGTTCGAGCGTGACCTTGATGACGAGGACGCTGAGAGCGATGACGCCGACCTGGACGTGAAGGACGAAGACGATGAGCCGACCCCGCCATCCCCAGCACGACGAAACGGGACCGGACGAAACGGCAAGCCTGGAGCCGGGCCGTAAGCCTGGCCCGGAGCTCCGGGACCTCGACGCGATCGACGCCGAGCTCACCGCCGTGCGGGCCGAGCTCCGCGCCACGGCACCCAGGATCGAGGCCGAGCGGGTGAAGCAGGAGAAACAGGCCGTCAAGATCGCCAACGAGGAGCGGCGATGGAAGACGCTGCACGACGCCGATCAGCCGTTCGACCCCGATTCGTTCGAGCCGCCGCTTCGGCCCTACGAGCCCGACCCGAAGCTGCACAGACAATATCACAAGCTCCACTACCAGATCGCCCGGCTGGAGAAGGAACGGACGGCCGCCGCACGTCTGGAGGCCGGATACTAGCATGGCCGAGATCGATACGCTGATCAGCTCGCTCAATCGCCGCAACGATGAGCTGACGGCCGAAAAAGCCAGAATGCACCTGGAGAACACGAAGTGGCGGACGCAGCTCCGGGAGGTGCAGAAGGAGCGGGACGAACTGAAGGCCGCGCTCGGCCCCTTGACGGCCGAACGCGACACATGGAAGCAGAAGGCCGAAGCGACCCCGAAGGAATTGCAGGCGAGGGTCGATGAGCTCTCCGGAGAGCTCAAAAGCCGTGATCACCGGGACGCATTCCTCGACGTGCTTCACGACGAACTGAACGAGGGCGTCACGGTTTCCGACGTGTGGGCGAAGCTCGGCTACAAGCCGGGCGACGGCACGCCCACGCCGGAACAGATCAAAGAGCAGGTCGCGCCACTCCGCGAGTCGGCGCGGTTCCTGTTCCGCCCGGCCCCCGCGGGGTCGGGAATGCCGGGCCCCGGTGGGGCAACGCAAGGGAGACAGCCGCCACCGTCCCTGACGACGGCGATTGCTCCCGGTCGGGGCGCACCCGACAACGCCGCCAGGCGATTCGAGGTTCGCAAGAGTCAGAGCCGCGATCCGCGTTGGATGCGTGTGAACCGTGATGCTATCGAGGAGGCCCGCAAGGCCGGCACGCTGACTTTTATCGACGACGTGTAGATACTGCGGCCGGCCGTGCGGGCCTCACCAGGGAGCCCCACCAGTGGCCAATACCGTCACCGCCTTCTGGCAGACCCTTGTGGCTGCCGCATCCGAAGCAACCAAGCTCCTTGCCCCGACCTGGAAGACGCTCGAGAGCGTCTATCTCGATTATGACGACGTGCCGGCGACGATCGGCCAGACGATCGACGTCCCGATCCCCGTCGATCCCACGGGCTCCGTGGCCGATCAGGGGTCCGGTGACACCGTACTGACGGACATCGGCTTCACGAACGTGCCGATCGTCTACGATCAGCACCCCTCCTTCGACTACGTCGTGCGGGACTTCGAGCAGTTCAACTCGCCCGAACGGATCCGCAACGTCTTCCTCGATGCCGCCCTGAAGGGCGTCAAGAATTACACCAACGCCCGGATCACGGCCCTGTTCACCACGGGCAACTTCACGTCCAATGCGGCGATCGCCTGCACGACGCACATCATCACGACGGCCGAGTTCCTCTCGGCGATGGCCATCCTGGCCGACAAGAACGTGCCGGTCGCCAACGACCCGGTGAACATGAGCCTGGTCATCCCCTCGACGCCCTACGCGGCCGTGCTGGGTGACGCGAACTGGACCCAGGCCCAGATCGCCGGCATGAAGACGGCCGAGTTCGTGCGTGAGACGGGCACGATGCCGACCGCCTACGGCATGACGGTGAAGCTCGATCAGCAGATGCCGACCTCCGGCACCGCGCCGGCCCGGACGTTCACGGGGGCGTACTATCATCGCTACTGCGTCGGCGTCGTGACCCGGCCGCTGCCGGCCCCGGACGGGAACGTGGTCGAGTACACGTACGTGGACTTCAACGGGCTGCCGATCCGGATCATGCTCGGCTACAACCAGTACCCGAAGAAAGGCTACATCGTGTCGGTCGATGCCGGGTTCGGCCGCAAGGTCGTGCGTGATTACATGGGCATCCTGTTCACGATCGCGGAGTAAGGCCCCATGCTCCACGCCAGGCACAAGGGCGGCCCCGCCGAGCCTCATACGACGGCGGCCGGGACGGAGTTCCTTCATCTCGCTCCGGCCGACTTCACGCCGGTGCAGGGCGGCCATCCGGCCGAAGGCATCGGGGCCGGGTTCGGCCGGGGCCTGGGCTTCGGGCCCTGGCTGACGGCGGCGGCGGCCGTCCTCTTCCGCGTGCCGGCCGCCGTGGCGCTCGCAGCGGGGATCACCGTCGAGCTGCTGCTGGCCGATGACAACGTGAATCCGTTCAGCGGTCAGATCGTGACGTTCGGCGTGACGATCGGGCCCCTGATCCCGGACGTCAGCACGCTCGACGACCAGGCCGAGACGAACCCGCTCCAGGGCGCCGTCGAAGCCACGGGCACGGTCACGATGCCCGACCCGAGTGGTAGGGCGGCCATACTGTCGATCGCCGTGCCGGTCGAGGACATGGCCGGGGTCAAGCCCGGGATGTGGGCACTCCTGCGGCTGCGGCGGATGGCCCAGCCCGCCGCCGACACCCACGGCGGCCGGGTCGTGGTCCTGGGCGTCGATCTCCGGGATACGTGATGGTCATCAATCGAGTCACCCGCTATTTCGCCGAGCTGCTGGGGATGGCCGCCCCGGCCCAGCTCGGCACCGGCACGGCCGATGCCACGGTGTTTCTCCGGGGCGATGGGGCCTGGGCGCCGGGCGTTTCGGGACCGCCCGGGCCCCAGGGACCGCCAGGGGTCTCCG